CATAGGCTCAGGAGAAGATACTTTCTTATCTATTTTGTGGAATGCTATTGTTGTAAAGAAGTTTCATGGTGATTCATATACAGAAGATATAAAGGATAAAAAGAGTGGTAAAAGAATTAATCTTAAACCATTAAGCCCTTCATCTATTAGAGTTGTATATAGTCCTGAGGGAATTATAGAAAGATATGAACAAAGGATAAAGGGGAAACCTAATAAAAAACTAACTACTAATCAAATATTACATTTAGCTAATGATAGAATTGCAGATAACACTCATGGTACAAGTGTTTTAGAAGCTGTTAAATGGAATGTAGAGGCTAGAAAAGAAGCTAAAGAAACCCATAGAAAGATGATTAAAAGAAATGGTGTTGTTAGAGTTATTGAAGTTGATACTGTAAATACTGTTAAATTAGCAAAATTTAAAGAGGAATGGAAAGATGCTATTGATAAAGGGGATGTTTTAATATTACCTAAAAATGTTGCAGAAGCTAAGGACTGGCATGGAACCCTTGACACTGCAGGTGTTCTTGCATGGTTAAGTTATCTTGATGATGAATTACTACAACTATTAGGTATTCCTAAAATAATTGTTGGAGCTTCTGGGGATATTGAAGGTGATAGTAAGATAAGTTATTTAACATTTGAACAGGTTTATCTTAGAGCTGTTAAAGAGTTACAAGATGATTTATGGAAACAATTATCTATTAAAGTTGAGTTTAATAAACCTGCAAGTCTAAAGCAGGAAATAGCATCTAATGAAGCAGCTAATACATCACAGACTGGATTCCAACCTAATGATACTACTGCAGGAGTTGGTGTATAATGGCTAAAAAGAAAACACAAAGAGAGTTAGACCAAGAAAAACAGAAGGAAGATTTAAAAGCATCTTTTGGAAAAGTAGTTTTAGAAGCAGGTAAGGCTGTTTTAAATAAGAAAGCTAGTAATAAAACTAATGATATAGCAGCTACTAAACAGTCTATTTCTGCAGAGGAATTATTTAAACAACCTGAAAATCCATTTACTAAGCCTGAGCTTGGAACTAGTACTGCTCCCCCTACTCAACCTGATTCTAAGGAACCTAAGGTTTTTACAGATTCAGAAACTGGAAGACCCACTGGTGTAGAAATTAATGGAAAATTATTTTTAGGATTAAAACCAAGTGAGATAGAAAAGATGTTAACTGCAGAAAAAGCTAAAACTGAAATATTACCAGAAACTGCAGCTACTCAAGAATCAGCTGTTCAGGGAGAACAAGCAAGGTTTCAAGAAGTCTTATCTGCAGAATTAGGAAAGGTTACTTTTACAGGAGATGTTGAAAAAGATAAAATTAGTTATGAACAAGCATGGAAGTCTGCATTAGCTACATCTGGGGCAGGTGCAGTAGGTGCTGCAGCAGTTGGTGCAGTCGGAGGAGGACCTGTTGGTGCAGTAGTTGGTGGAGTAGCAGGGGCTATTGGAGGTTTTATTTTAGGATTTAAAAACAATTTGAAAACTCAAAGAACAGATATGGTTAAAGGTGAGCAACAAAACCTTATGAAGACTGAACAAAATATGTTAAAACAAGTTATGCTTATGAATCAACTGCCAAGATTAGGTGGAAATACTGATGACATGGTGGAAATAAGAACCATGTTTGATGAACAAATGGCTATTACAGATGAAAATTATAAGAGATTAAAAATGGAAACAGATGATGATTTAAGTAAATGGTTAGGAGAAGATGGTCATAAACAATTAGAGAAATATTCAACCTTTAATTCTCCGGGTGGAATGAGAGAGATATTAGTGGCTCAGATGGAGTTGGCAATTAATAGTCCTGATTTAGGAAGGTTACAAGGACTTGAAGCTCAATATCAAGCTGCAGGAGTAGAAGAAATAGAATAATAATGGCAACTAAAAAAAAAGTGATAGATTGGAGGATTGTATGTACAGGGTTAATATGCCTAACGGGTTTAGAAGTCTGTGCGTTATTGATGGGGTACAACGGTACTTTATTAAAGATAGTCCTTATTGCGATTGCAAGTGTAATAGGTATGACAATTCCACTGGACAAACTTATAAAACATTGAAAGGAGGACAAAATGAATGAAGAAGAAACACAAGTTAAGTCTGAAAAAGAGGAAGTTTCTAAAGTTGAAACAGGAACAACTCCTACAGAAGATGATGGGAATAAGTACGAAACAACTCCTGTTATTGAAAGAGCAAGAGAAGAAAGAGAAAAATTAGAACTTGCTACAAAAGCTATGAAAGTTGAGAATGATAGGAATGAGAAGATTATAGCAAGAAAGGCATTAGGTGGAGATACTGAAGCAGGACAATCTTCTGAAGTTAAAGAACAAACCTCTAAAGAATATGCTGATGAAGTCATGTCTGGGAAGATACCCTCAAAATGATAGAGAATGAAGAATTAGGGGTGAAGATTGCTGAGACAACTGACGAAAGTTTTTGGACTGATACAAAAGAAAAGTGCTTAAAAGCTATTGATGCAGAGAATAGAAACATCAAAATCAATCAGACAATGCTAGCTTTATGTAAAAAAGAGTTGAGTTAATCGGTACACCGAATATCCGAAACATTTATATAGTTTAATATTAATGATATTAGCATGGCAAGAGAAACAACATTAATTTTTGAAACTGAACTTCCTATTCCTTTTACTTGTGCAGACGGTGCAGGTATAGAAAAAGGTGCTATACTTATGATGACAGATTTAATGACTGCGGCAACAGCTACAGGAGATGGAGATGCAATAGCAGGAATTGCAGCAGAAGAAAAAATCTCAGGTGATGGTAAAGTTAAAATTGGAGTTTATAGAGGTGGAATATTCAAAGGATATTGTGGAGCTGGTGGGGCAACTGTAGGTTTAGCAATAGATACAGATGTTTCAACTGGAGATACAAATGAATTAGTAAATGCACCAGTAACAACTGGTAATTATGTTGGTATTGCAATGGAAACTGCAACAGATGGGGATACATTCCTATTTGAATTAAGACCACATCATCAATCGGCTAACTCTTAAACATGGCAGACACAGCAGCACAAGCAGAAATTAGAGGAATTGATATTAAGAAACTTGTAGAGGGATTTGCAGATGTTGATATAGTTCTTAAAAAATATTGTAGAGTTGTAGGATGTACTGCTAGAGAGATAAGATGGTATTCTAAGACAGCAGGTTATTTAACAAGCCCAGTAACTACAGGAATAACTACTGATATGATTGAGACTTCTAGTAAGGCTATGCCAGTTGCTATTGAAAACTCTTATACAAGAACAACAAGTTATGTTAAAAAATTCTTTTCTAGTTCTCCAATGTTATCTATTGAAGATTTAAAAGATAGTGACCCAGATATATGGGGAGACATAATTCAAGACGCAGCAAGAGCTGTAAACAAGAAAGTAGACTCAAGAATATTAACTGTATTAGATGCAGCAGGATGTAATACTGCAGCAGCAGCAGGTAATGGATGGAATGTAGATGCTGACGCAGACCCACTGTATGACTTCTTATTAGCTATTGAAACTATAGAAAGTTATGGATATTCAAGTTCAGACTTAGTTGCTTATATGAATCCTGCAGAAAAGAAGTGGTTATTAAGATGGTTGATAACAGTTAAGGGTTCAAGCATACCTGGATTTTCAAGTTCTAAAGTTGATGGTGGAGACCTTATGCAATTCTTAGGAGTTAGAATTGTAAGTGACCCAAATAGGCCTACTGATACTGTAACAATATTTAGTCCAGCAAAAGCTGTGGTATGGAGAGATTTCATGTCAACTACTTCTGCGATTATAGATGAGCCTGGAATTGGTAAAACCGTTAGGGTATGGTGCGAGGGAGAGGCAATCAGACCTAACCCTAGAGCTGTATATAAACTAACGGATGTGATTAACTAATGGCTGATATTTTACAAGGTGGAGATAGAGACACATTGAATTCTGATAGTTCTGGAGCTATGCCTAAATTTGCTGTTACTAATTATACAGAGGACTTTTCTTTTAATGCTGATGTAAATGATACTCTAGTTACTTCTGATGTTTTAGCTACTCTTATAAAGCAGTTAATAAGAAAAGGTATTATTGATGGGACGGTGGCATAATGACTTATGAAAATTGTTTAAAATATAAAGATGAAGCAACTACTGAGA